ACTCCACCGTCATGGCGTTGATGAGATTTAGACAGGGTGGGTTTATACGACTGCCAAGTGATGAACCTGAAGAGATACAGTATTTCAAACAAAGACGTGGCGGGTATTACTGATGGCACAGAAAAAAGGACTAGGCGCATTACAGTTTGCTCGTATACCTGCTAGAAAGCCAGATGAGTTAGCTGATTATTCAGCAGATAATGTTCCCTATAAGTTTAGGAGTTTAGGGGATATAGAGTTCAGAGCAGATATGCAACCTATTGTTGGCGATAGTAACTTACGACGACTGGGGTTTAACATAATCGAAGATATTACTGGTGGGGATTATGGGAAGATGATAACTGAGAAGTTAGACAAAACTCCCACAAAGGCGCAAGCCGCAGGAGCTAAAAATGACATTAAACAGCTTGAAGCGGTGTTACAAAAGATGATTGATTACTATAATGATGATACCAAGGAAGGAGGTAAAGGAGTACCTGCTAGTGAATCAGACTCATTTGTACGATCATATAACAATACTCAAGCTAGAATAAAACAGTTAAAAGAAAATCCATCAGGTTATGGGACTACGCAAAAAGGGTTATATTTTGATGAAGATTTAATGAAAACACTTTTTCCTAAAGAGTCAGGTCTTCTTCCTCAGATAACTTATGATAATACACAACGTTTTACCGATGAGGTTTTAAACAAGTTAGTAAATAGAAAAGATAGTGATGCACTTCGCACCGCACAAGATGTGCCTAAATCTGTTTTAGGGCATGAAGTTGGACATTTTGCTATAGATGAACTAAAAAAATTAAACCCTGAACTTGAAAGTCAGGTCAAACGATTTAACGAAGATGACTTGTTAGGTATAATAGACCAAAAGTTTTTAAAAAGCATGGACATGGACCCAAGGGTATTCCGAGGCCCAGCTTACGCTCAGTTTAGAGATACAGACCTAAGATCTATGTTTGAGGACAAAGTAGATCTTTTAGAGGAGTTGGCAGGGCAGGCGTTAGCAAAAAGAGGAGACCCGTCATTAGCCGTACCTGTTGCTTATAGACCTTATGATGATGCAGCAGTTAGACGTGCTAGAGTAGGTCCAACAGGGGTAGCTCCTAAAGAAAAGTCTTTCATGGAGAGGTTAAAAGGTTTAGTTGGTATGTCAGAAGGCGGTATAGCCACACTTGGAAAGGTATAATTATGGCAGTAGAAAAAGGACTATTTCAAGCCCCAAAGGGTGTGGAAGAAGAGGAAACAGGACAACTAGAAGTTGAGATAGTAAACCCTGACATGGTCACGTTAGATGATGGTAGTATGGAGATTACCATAGTCCCCGATGCTGAAGGAGTCGGTACAGGGGCGTTTGACGAGAATATAGCGGAAAATATGGACGAAGATCAGTTAGCAGCTGTAGCTGATGAATTATTAGGCAATATTGACTCTGATCTAGAGAGTCGAAAAGAGTGGGCGGACACATTTGTTAAGGGTCTTGACGTGTTAGGGTTTAAGTATGAAGAGCGTACAGAACCGTGGGAAGGTTCCTGTGGGGTGTATTCTTCTGTACTGGCTGAAGCTGCTATCCGATTCCAAGCAGAGACAATGAGTGAGACATTTCCTGCACAAGGACCTGTGAAAACAAAAATGCTGGGTCAGGAAACTAAAGATAAGAAAGAAGCCGCTGATCGTGTGAAAGCAGACATGAACTACGAGCTTACTGAAAACATGATAGAATACCGATCAGAGCATGAGCGTTTGCTCTACAACCTTGGTCTGGCGGGGTCTGGGTTTAAGAAAGTGTACTATGATCCTAATCTAGGACGACAGGTAGCTGTGTTTGTACCTGCAGAAGATGTGATTGTACCTTATGGAGCATCGCACATAGAAACAGCAGAACGTGTGACACACGTCATGCGAAAGACGAAGAACGAGTTAAAAAAGCTACAGGCTAGCGGGTTCTACGTGGATGTAGATCTTGGTGAGCCACAGGCATACCACAGTGATATAGAAGAGCGTAAAGCGGAAGAAGGTGGGTATTCTCTCACAAACGACAACCGTTACAGCATATACGAGGTACACGCGGATATAGTTATAGATGGTGTTGATGATTCAGACGAAGGCATAGCCAAGCCGTACATAGTATCCATAGAGCGTGGGTCATACAGAGTATTGGCTATACGAAGAAATTGGAACCCTGACGACAGTTTAATGTTGAAAAGACAGCACTTTGTGCATTATGTATATACCTCTGGCTTTGGTTTCTATGGTCTTGGGTTAATACATATTATTGGTGGGTACGCACGAGCAGGTACATCAATCATACGTCAGCTTGTAGACGCAGGAACTTTGGCAAACCTCCCAGGAGGGTTGAAAGCTAGAGGGTTGCGTATTAAGGGGGACGATACGCCCATAGAGCCTGGGTCTTTTAGGGACGTGGATGTACCATCAGGCAGCATACGTGATAACATCATGCCACTGCCCTATAAAGAACCTAGCCAAGTATTACTAGCGTTATTAAAAGATATAACTAATGAAGGTCGTAGATTAGGGGCGATAAGCGATATGAACATATCCGATATGTCTGCCAACGCTCCTGTGGGTACAACCCTCGCCCTGTTAGAAAGAACACTCAAACCAATGGCAGCCGTGCAGGCTCGTGTGCATTATGCCATGAAGCAAGAGTTTAAGTTGTTAAAACGATTAATGGCTGAGTATGCCCCTCTAGAGTATGATTACCAACCTGAAAGAGGTGAGGTATCAGCACGACAGGCAGACTACGCTATGACCGATGTCATCCCTGTATCAGACCCGAACAGCTCCACGATGGCACAGAGGGTGGTGCAGCATCAAGCTGTGTTTCAGATGGCACAGGCTGCACCACAGATATATGACTTACCTCAGTTACATAGGCAGATGATAGAAGTCCTTGGGGTAAAGAACGCTGAAAAGATAGTTCCTATAAAAGACGATATGAAACCAACAGATCCTATCAGCGAGAATATGGCAGCTCTACAGGGCAAACCGATGCGAGCCTTTATATACCAAGACCAAGACGCACATATAGAGACACACATGGCGTTTATGCAAGATCCTATGATTGCCCAGATGATAGGGCAGAACCCACAGGCAAAACAGATTATGGCTTCTCTACAGGCACATATAGCTGAACATCTTGGGTTCAAGTACAGAAAAGATATAGAAGAGCGTCTTGGTGTTGAACTACCCACACCAAACGAAGAACTACCAGAAGAAGTGGAGGTTAACTTGTCACGATTAGTAGCACAAGCAGGTAAAGAACTAACACAGGCTCATATGCAACAGGCTGCACAAAAACAGGCGCAGCAGAAAGCGCAAGATCCAGTCGTACAGATGCAGCAGGCAGAACTACAAATAAAAGCACAGGAAGTGCAGCGTAAAGCTGAGAAAGATAAGGCTGATGTAGCTCTACAACAGGCTGAACAAGAGCGAAAGGCTAAGAAAGACAAAGCCGACGCTATGTTAGAAGCAGCTAAACTACAGAAAGGCACATAGTGGCTAAAACAATATTTGATGTTCTAGCGAACAAAATCGAGGCAGAAATAGCCTCTGCACAGAATTTCCTTGAAGCAGGGTCAGCAAAAGACTATGCGAATTACAGGGAGATCGTTGGATTGATCCGAGGTCTAAAGTCCAGCGTACAACATATACAAGACCTTGCGAAACAACAACTGGAAGGTGACGATGACTGAAGTAGTACAACTGACGGACGACGAGCTAGAACAACAACTACCAAGACCTGTAGGGTATAGAGTGTTGGTAGCACTACCTGAAATAGAGAAGACCTATGCGGATACTAGCGTTTTGAAGACGGACAAGGAGATGCACCATGATTACATAATGTCTATCATGGGACTTGTGGTCGATATGGGCGCAGGAGCTTATGAAGACAAAGAGCGATTTCCTGATGGCGCATGGTGTAAGGAAGGGGACTTTGTTATGTTTCGGGCGAATAGTGGAACACGATTTAAAGTGGCTGGAAAAGAGTATCGTTTAATGAACGATGA